ACGATACGGCTGCGACCATCGATTCGGCCGGTTACTTCGACAACGGCACAACGACGAATACCGGAATGCGTGATCTGATGAAGGTCGGCGACCTGATGTTCATCCACGCGGTTGCCTCCGGCTCCGCCACCTTCGGGCTGCACATCGTGACCCAGGTCACCTCGGCCGGCATCATCGATGTCACCGACGCGACGACCTTGGGCGGCACCGATACCGACTAGCCTAACCAGAGTTCCGGGGGGGGCTTCGGCTCCCCCTGGACTTAACCTCTAGGTGGCCGGCTGATCGGGCACGACATTAAATGGCCTATTTGGCCGTGGAGGTGAAATGGCGGCCGGTGACACAGATGTAAAGATATGCTCCCACGCCCTGATCCTGCTGGGCGAGAGCGAGATCAGCAGCTTCGCCGAAGGCACCACCCGTGCCGGAATCTGCGAGGCCCTCTACCCGGAAATTCGCTCGATCACCCTGGCTATGTATAAGTGGAGCTTCTCCTTGAAAAAGGTGCAGCTCTTCGAGGGCGTCGGCGATCCCGTCAACGAATGGCAGAATTCCTTCCCGATGCCGTCCGATAGCCTGACCGGAGTACCCCGCGCCGTTTTCAACTCGACCGCCACGGGCATCGCATCCGTCAATTCCGGCTGGGATGTGATCGGTGACGACCTCGTCACCAACTTCGCCACAGTCGTCATCGACTACCAGTACACGCCCCTGGAGGCCGAAATGCCGGCATATTTCATCCAGCTCCTCAAATACATGGTGGCGATGCATATGGCCGAGCCGATCACCGACCAGATCACCAAGGCCCAGCACTGGGAGCGCATCGCCATCGGCAACCCGGCGGAAGGCGGAAGGGGAGGCTTCTTCCGACAGGCGGCATCGATCGACGGCCAGGGCCAGCCGGCCTCTTTCATCGCTGATTATCCGCTGGTTACTGCCAGGTTGAGTCTGTGAGATGGGCCGCGTCGTCAAGCTCCAAACTAATTTCACAGTCGGCGAGATAAACCCCGAGCTGCGCGGCCGTGTCGATCTTCGGCAGTATGAAAGCGCCCTGGAGCGAGCGCGAAACGTCGTCATCAACCCACGCGGCACCGTCGACCGGCGGCCCGGCCTTCCCTTCAAGTTCCTGATCCCGTCCGCCGCGACGCCGGAAGACGGCGTTGCGATCATCAATTTCTCCTTCAGCACGACACAGACCTATATTTTTCTTTTCGTCGGCACGAGGGCTTATATTTTCAAGGCCGGCGACCTCGTCACCAACATCAACGCCAGCGGCGACGACTACCTCGATGTCTCCTCCAGTGTCGCCGCCGTCACCGATGGCGTCACCTCGACCGAGCTCGACGACCTGTGGTGGACCCAGTCCGCCGACACCCTCCTTCTTTTCCATCAGGACATGAAGTCATTGCGGATCGTCCGGGGCGCCACCGATGCGACATGGACGGTCTCGGACATCGCCTGGGAAAACATCCCCCGGTATTTGTTCACCGCCACCACTACCAAACCGGCGGCGACGCTGACGCCTTCTGCGACGGACGGCAAGGTCGATCTCACGGCCAGCGCAACGGTTTTTCACGATGGCCGCGACGGCACTGCCCAGGCCGGCGCCTCAAGCACGATCACCCTCGACAGCAGCGCCGATGCCACCGACGATATTTATAACGGCTCGTCGGTCATCATCCAGAGCGGCACTGGCTCCGGCCAGGAGAGGATCATCTCCGACTATGTCGGCTCAACGAAGGTGGCAACGGTGTCTGTCGCCTGGGACACCAACCCGGACAGCAGCTCCGTTTTCACCGTCACCAGCCAGGTCGGCCAGCGCATTTTCGACAACGGCAGCGGCATCGGCGAGGCCCGCATCCTCGAGGTCGAAAGCGGCACCGTCGTCAAAGCCGTCACCCTGTCGCCATTCTTCGACGACGATGCCATCCCATCCGCCGACTGGACCCTGGAGCAGGGCTACCGGGACGCCTGGTCTTCCGCCAGGGGATGGCCTCGGACGGCGACATTCCATGAAGGTCGATTATTGGTAGGTGGATCGAAGTCCCTGCCGACCACGGTTTGGGGCTCAAAGGTTGGCTTCTTCTTCGACTTCGATCCCGGCCAGGCCCTCGACGACGAGGGTCTCGAGGCGACTATCGATACCGATCGGGTCAACGCCGTGACCGCCGTCATGTCCGGCCGCGACTTCCAGTGTTTCACCACAGGCACTGAATTCACCGTCCCCCAATTATCCGGCGAGCCCCTGACGCCGACATCCTTCCTGTTCAAGCCGGCGACCAGGCGGGGATCGGCGACCGGCATCCGACCTCAAATGACCGAAGGCGGAGTGCTTTACATTCAGCGCGGCGGCAAGGCGATCCGCGAGCTGATCTTCAGTGAGCTGGAAAGCAGTTTCGTCTCCAACGACATCTCGCTGTTGTCCTCGCACCTGTTGCAGTCGCCGACGCGGATCGCAATGAGGCGCGGCACCAACGTCGATGAGGGTGACCTGCTGCTGATCCGCAACGGCGGCACCGGCGGCATCTCCGGTTCGATCGCCGCCTTCGCCATTCTCCGATCTCAAAACGTCATCGCCCCGGCACTGTGGACGACGGACGGCACCTTCATCGATGTCGGCATCGACGACGCCGACACGCCGGTCATTTATGTTGTCTGCAAAAGGACGATCAACGGTTCCACCGTCTATCACCTCGAGGCCTTTGACGACAACTACACCACCGATGCCGCCCAGCAGATTCTGCCGCCGGCCTACGGCACCACCCTGGTCGATGGCGCCGGCCAGACCGGCACCACCCTGATCGTCGATGGGTTCACCGTGCAGCCCCAGATCAAGGATACCTTCACCATCGCCGGCGTCACCGGCAGCTATACCATCACCGCGACGACGACCCTGTCTTCCACCGAAAGCACCCTCACCATCGAGGAGACCCTGGGCAGCTCGCCGGCGGACGGCGCCATCATCACCTTTACAACCGTAACGAAGCTTGACGACCTGTCGCATCTGGAGGCGGCGACGGTCAAGGTCATCGCCGACGACGCCGAGCTCGCCGACGCGACGGTGGCCTCCGGTTCGATCACCCTCGACCGGCCGGCGGCGACCTATGTCGAGGTCGGCCTTGAGTATCCCACTTTCATCGACGATCTGGACGATGACGCGACGAAGACGACGCCGCTGATCCGCACGATGCCGGTCGAGACGCGGTTGCCATCGGGCCCGGTTACCGGCTTCAAGAAAAGGATCATCAAGGTCAATGCCATCCTCGACGATACCCAGAACATGACGATAAACGGCGACGCGGTTCCCTTTCGCCGCCTCGATGAAGACAGTCTCGACACCGGCATCGCCTTTTTCACCGGGACTAAGCAGACCGGGCCGTATCTGGGCTACACCCTCAAGGGCCAAATTGAGATCACCCAGGATGCGCCACTTTTTTTCACTCTTCTCGCTCTCGATTACACGGTTAGTTTAGGACAATAGGACAATGAGTCTTGCAGGAATAGGGCTCGCCTTCTCAGCAGCCAGTGCCCTCGGCCAGATACGCCAGGGCCAGGCCCAGGCGGCCGGACTCAGGGCGCGGGGCCAGGGCCTCCTCGTCCAGGCCGACTTCGAGCGGTTGAGGGGCCGGCAGGAAGCCCTCAAGTCGAAGCGCGAAGCCGTCAACCAGCTTCAGGCGATCCTCGAGGCTCTCGCCAGGACGACGGCCGTCGCCGGCGCCGGCAACATCAACCCGTTCTCCGGCAACCCGGAGGGCATCAAGATCAAGGCCCTCAACGTCGGCGGCTTGAATGTCGTCGTCGCCAAGGAAAACGAGGCCATCACCCGCCTGGTGGCGAACTTCCAGGCGAGCCAGTATGAGTTCGCGGCCGGCCAGGCCTTCGCCGCCGCCAGTGCCGCCAAGTCGGCCGGCATAACCTCGGCCCTCTTCACCCTCGGCTCGGGCCTCTTCTCCTTCGGACAAGCTGGTGGTTTTGGCAACCTCGGCGCAACGGCGACGACAACAACCGGAGGGGGCGCATTTTCGGCTACAGCCGGCTCGACGCTGCGACCGATGCTCCCGTCGCCTGGCACGTTCACCCAGTCCTTCCAGTTTCCGGGCTTTGGCACCTCTGCCTCTGATGCGTATGGACGGATAGGCATCTGATGGCAGCAAGGCTCCCACAGATAGACGCGAAGGCGACCATCGCGCCGATCTCGCTGCCGAATGTCACCGTGGCAAAGGATGACCCGGTCAGCGCCGTCCTGGCTCAAAGTTATAGCAACCTGACATCCCGCATCGAGACCATGAGAACCTCCGTTAACAGGATGGCCCTCAAGCAGGGAGAGGCGACAGGCCTCGCACGGGGAGCCGCCTCGGCGACAGAGCTCCTTGAAATGTCGAAGCTGACCGGCAAGCCGATCACTACAGCCGATCTGCCTGGCGATCCCTCTTCCATCAGTGTCATTGAACAGGCGGCATATAGGGGAGGTCTCGCCGTCGTCACCAGTCAGTTCGCCGTCGATGGCCGAAGAGCGATCCAGGCGGCGGCGTTGAAAGCGTCACAAGACCCGGATATGACGCCC